GCCATAGCATACAATGTCAATAAGCACTCCACTCGTGTTTGCGCTTGTAGTGAATTTAAGAGTGTTTGTTGAAGTATCGACATTGGCGATTTGTGCGCCTTTTGCTATTTCGTAAGCGTTAACCGCACCCGCACTTGCGCAGTGTACATATCCAATCCAGTACGACGTATTATAAGCACAAGCAAATATGACAAAATGCCGTGATGATGACGGAACGGTATATGTATGTTCAGTGGATGCATTCTTTGAAATTTTTACTATGGATGCTTGCAGATTGTTCGATAAAGCGTCATTTAGCGTCTTGCCCTGTCTTGCATCCAGTGCGGAGCCTGCCGCAGTCTTATCCAGTCCGTTATAGATATTACTGGATTTTAAGTAGTCATCCGTGATGGCTTTAATCTGTTTCGCAAGAGATCCGGACACGGACGGATTCTTCTCTGTGCCATCCAGAACCTTAGTGCCTGTATTAGTGATGGTAGCCAGTGTGGTTATCATGCTCTTTGTAACGTAACTCTGAAGTGCAGTAGCAAGATCAGAGTCAGTTACCAGACTGTTCAGTATGCGGTTCGTGATTTCATCAATCAGTGCCTGGATAGTATATACTCTGCCGCTTACGCCCAGAACACCGTTTGTGTCAGTGCCGTTGATAATAGCAGCGGTATAGTCGCTTCCAGAAGGAGTAACCGCACCTGTCCTGTTATTGAACGAAGTAACACCGGCAGCTGCCGCATCCGCTACCATCGTATCAATAGTAGTTCTGGGATAAGTCTGGGAAGTGTTATAGACTTCGCTCTTCGCGTAAGTCTCACTCTTCGTGTAGACATCACTCGCCTCAGCCGCGCCGACCATAGAAGCGGTATAATCACCGGCCTGCGGAGTAACCGCACCACCACGGCCATTAAAGGAAGTAACACCACCGCCTGCCGCCGCAGCCGCAACATCTGACCAGTAACGTGCGTTGTTCGTATCCTCTCCTGTCCTTGTGCCGGTACCACCGACCGCCCAGGATCTGGACAGGACAGAAGAATCCGCAGCCGCAGCAGCGGAAGCCGCAGAAGCATCTGCATCCGCATCAGCAAGGTTAGCCGAAGCCGAAGCCGCATTCGCATACTCCTGTGAAGCATTGGCATACGTTCTGCTGTTGGTCGCGCTGTTTGAGGCAGCTGTCGCATATCCCTGTGCATCCGTGACCTTGAGGTCAACTTCCGCAGATGTAGCAGAAGCCGCAGTAGCACTTCCGGCAGCCGCTGTAGCAGAAGCCGCAGCTTGTTCCGCATATCTCTTCGCAGTAGCATTCGCATTAGCGTTGAAGTTCTCTACAGACACCTTATGAGTTTCATTCTCATAGTCCACTGCGAGAAATGCCGCATCATCAATGACGGTTGTTTCTGTAAGTTCTCTTATACGAATCTGATCTGCCATTATTATGCATCCCTTCTCCAAGTGAAAATATTGTCCGCATATCCAATCTGCGTCCATGTACCGCCGAACACGCTTCCGGGATTAGCTGTAGAAACACAGTAGTAAACCGTGCCTATCGGATAGACCGCATTCACGGCTTTAGCCTTAATGTCTGCGTCATCCACATACGCCTTGACCGCATGGGAAGTGGGAAGCGCAGAAGAATTATCAGTCAGCGTTGCCTGTATCGTAGTGATGGAAGAAAGCAGATTGACCACCGAGTTCCATGCAGTCCTGTTATCGTCTGTTATGGTATCCAGAACCGCCTTATTGGTGTGATAGTGTGATTCTTCACTGAGGCTGTTTAAAGCCTGCGCAACAGCATTTATAACGCTCTGAGCATTAGGGTTTGCAGTCAGTGTGGACGGAACAGTCATGCCCACATTGTTACCGGCACTCGCCGCCGCCAGTTCATCAATAAGTCTGTTTAAGCCATCAATGCCCAGATTCCCCAGGGAGTCGAAGCGGTCCTGCAATGCCGAAGTGGTCATATTCGGACTATCCGGCAGACCGGTAACACCTTTGTCTGCTCTATCTTCCGCAGTTATCTTTGTGAAAGCCATTATTTATCCTTTCTTGTTGCCGTTCTGCCTGTATTCAACCGCAAAGTCATTTAAGGCAAAAGGCTCATTAAGATTCTCATTGATAAACTTAAACCGCGCATGAGTGATCTTTTTCAGCCTCACTTTCTGCGCGGATACTTTAGCGGTTGTATCTGTACTAAAGGACATCTTAGAGAACACGATGTTGCTGAAAGAGAAGTATTTCAGATTCGTCTCATCCTGTCTGAGCATCTCCCAGATGCCGTTTCTCATTCCCCATATCTGGACGGAAGAAACAAGCTCCGGCATACACCGGATAGCTAAATACCGATAAGTCTTATTCTTGTAGAACAGCTGCTCAGAGATATCTGCTGTCTCCCAGATACACGAAATAGCCTCGCCATTATCGTTGTAGGAATCCAGTGCTTTCTCATCCGTGAAGAACCGATAGACCTTGCCATCCGTTGCTCCAAAGTACAGTTCGTCATTTATTTCGAACATACATGAAGCCGGTACATTCTCCCAATAGAATCCCACATACTGTCTGGTAGCGTATGGTTTGGATTTATCGGTCCTTATCGGCTGCAAGCCGTCAAGAACGTATACATGGTCATTGATGCACAGAAGGTAATAGTCCTTGAAGGAATACGCGAAAGCATTTTCCAAATTCGGCTCTTTTAAAAGTTTGCCGTCCAGATAGTAACTTCTATTCTGTGCGTATTTCTCGCCGGTTATATCCTGTGCAGTAACGGCATATATTCCTAACTTCGTCAGGAACAACGGTTCCGTCTCCAGATATGTAAAACAATACCTTGATACAGCTCCAACACCTTGCAGTGTGTTTATCAGCTTGAATGTTGGCTCATCGTCTACCATATCGCCTTCGCGAAGAAGGATAGACTGTGCCTGTTCATTGCCGCCTTTGTGCGCTGCCAGATAGTTGTTGATGATGGAATATCCCATAATGGGAGTTGCGTCACTACCCAATTTGTTCCATCCGGTATCCGGGAAGTACGTTGGATCATATTGCTGAGAAAACCAGTCCCAGTTGATGTATGAATAAACACCGTCTGCGTTTGTGCCTTTATCAGGGTTTCCGGATACGAATAAACGGTCATTCGCACCGCCGATTCCGAAGAGTGCGCAGATAGTACAGTGATTGATTCTATCGGCATATCCAGAGACTGTACGGTATGCCTTGATCCTTACGTTGTCTACACCGGAAGAAGGCCATTCGCCCGGTGCTGTATTAAATGTGACAACTCCGGTTGTACGGTTTACAGAAAAGTCCGTGCCTTCTACTTTCTCTACCCAGTCACCCTGGTTATTCATAACCCATGCTTCGACCGGTGTAGAGTCCAGATCCCCAAAGGAAAGGTTGAATACCTTTGTGGTAGCATGAGCAGAATTGACACCATACTCTTCTATCCATGCCGGTGATAACAGGTTTAACGATTCATACGGAGTGCCGCCGCCTTCCGGTGCTTCACCGATCATCAGTGTAGGGACATACGCGATATCTTCCAGTGGCTGTACTGTGGAGCCGTCATAGACCAGTGCTTTCTTGCCGTCCAGAATGATAAGTTTCTGGGACAGCTCCACCGACACGCTCCTGTGTTCTGCCATCCCATCATAAAGAACGGCATAGTCCGCAGTCTCAGACCAGAACACGATGTTATCCGCATCCTGGTTGACGATCTCGTTGTAATCGTCATCTACCCATATCTTTGCTTTACTGGAGTTAAGGACATAAAGCCTCGTCCCTGCGTGTACAAGCCAGATATCAGTAGCGGACATATGGTGTACGCCGTACACACAAGCACCGTAGTCTCTGATAACGGAATATCCCATCCGCTTGCGGACTTTGCCCGGAACCGAACGGATCATATTTATGCAGTTAGGACTTTTGGTATCATCGACCGTACTTGCGTCATCCGTGAAGTCAGCACCTAAGAAGGACTGATTCTGATAAACGTGTATTGACGGTGATGCCGGTACTCGAAAAGAAACAGCCATATATTACCATCCTGACACTGAAGTAAATTCTCTCATTGCGGAGATCTCTGCCTGCTGTGACAGCGCATCTCTGCCTACTTCAAACTCGTTTCTGTACACTGTGGCAATACTATTGTCATCGTCCTTATACAGCTGTGAAGCCATGTATAAAGGAATCAGCGTTGCCACTTCCGGGTGAACAGGCATCTCATAATCATCCTCAGTATTAAAATCAATCTTCTTCGGATATTTCCGATAGTAGACTGTGTACTTGCCTTCCATACTCCGAGGAATGACAAGGATCTTCCCGGCTTCCTGGTAGTACTGGTCAGCTGCTAAATACTGCGGATGGTCATCCTGTTCGTAGTAGATTTCATTCGGCCATAACTGATAGAAGTCTTCAGCAATATCAGTCATGCAGAAACGAAGATATTCTTCGTAGTCTGGAACATCTTCTTCGTTTTCGAAAGGTACATCATAGAACGCGATATTACGAATGTTCGCCGGATATATTGAAGTGACCGTGACTGTGACATCCTTATTGTCTTCGTTCGCGATCAGTCCTTTGTATTTCGTATAAGTTCCGGGTGAGTCTACTTCAATGACAAGGTCTTCCACACCTTCCATGCGCATGGTCACAGTGAGTTTATCGGAAGCTGTGAAGTAGTAGCTCTTTGCACCGGAAACAACAAAGCTAAACGGTTCTCCGATGATCCTGACATTCTTCATGAGTCCAAATGCCGGTTTAATGTTCCAGTTGATTATCTGGATCTCTCCAGTTAAAAACTTGCCTGCCGTGGAAAGAAGCTCCAGTGCCTCATTGCAGGCCTGCGGCATTCCGTTCAAATATTCACTTATTGAACTATCGTTCTGAATCGTTGTGCCATTCGCAGAAAACATTTTCTGCAATGTGGCTAACTTGATATCTTTCCAGGTGGTGGACATTTTATTTCTTTACCCTTCTTGTGGTCTTCTTGACTACTTCTTCTACAGCCTTCTTAGGTTCTTCCACATACGGTGCATAGGAATAGTTCTTGCCATCAACGTATGTGACAATGACCTTCTCGCCATCAATCGTCAGGATATCTCCTACTTTCATGTTGCCTCCTTAAAAAAGAAAGAGGGGAGATTTCTCTCCCCTCCTTCGTTCAGACTCAGATGGTCAGCGTCTGAGCAGCCGCATTGGACGAACCGCCCATGATAACGTGTCTCCAGTTCGTGAAGCCGCAGCTCCAACGTGCGAAGCCGTTGTAGACAAGGTTTCTGGACTCAACCTTCTCGTCATTCTCGATATCAAGAACGGTACGGTTGAAGAACCGAGTGCCGAGCAGAGCCTTCAGAGCCTTCGAAGACTGAAGGATGAACGGATTGCCGGTAGCCGGAGTCCACAGATAGTCAACGATCAGCTTCCACTGGCCGCGCTCCGTGTTGATATCGTTCTTGTTGGAACCGATCTCGCCATCGGAACCGATGATAGCCTTCGCGAATCTCTCAAGTGCCGGACGGTTGCCGGGAACAATGATGGTATCCGCATCGAAGCCCATGACCTCACCACGGTCATCCTTGAAGTTTCTCATCTGGTTGGACAGAGCGTTCAGAACGGAAGGATCCGTGCCGAGTTCGTTCGTGAACAGGTTGCACTGCGTAGTACCGTTAACGGACTTCAGCGGATGCGCAGCCGAGAACAGCGCAAGGTTGTCAGCACCGGAAATGTCAATGCCGGTCTTGCCGCCGAAGCTCATAGTGGTGGTAGTGCCAACGGAAGAAACAAGTGCCTGGGAAAGGTATTTCGCACGGCTTCTCTTATACGCCTGGACCATGTTGATAACCTTCTGCTTCGCGTCCGCGATCTGGTTATCATCACGCAGCTCCTTAGAGATAATCGCCTGCTTCGTAAACGTAATATGCTCCATGAGCTTGCTGTAGCCTTCAACGGCCTCATCATCGACCGCATCCGCGCCTTCAGCCTTGTACTCGAAGTCACCAAGGCCGCCGAACGTAGCCTGCTTCTCTGCCCATCTATCGGAAGAATCGACAACCGCCAGACCGTTCAGAAGGTCATCATAAGAATTCTGCTGAGCATCAGCATCGAAAATCGCCGCATTGAGGAGTGTAGCCCACTCGTTCCATGCATCGCCGTTTTTGGTATTGTCTCTGATAGTAACAGCCATTATTTTGTCTCCTTAATTTGTTTGTTGTAGAGTGCCCTAAGTTCCTTGTTGGATTTGTCCGGGAACCATTTGCGGTACTGCGGCATCAGGTGTTCCGGGATATCCTCGCCATCACTCTTGCCGGATACTCCCTGCGCAGCTGCAAGGTGTGCTTTGCCCTTGCTCTGGTTGATAGCCGCCTGTTCCGCTTTCTCTGCCTGGACCTTTGAGAGACGCTCAAAGTTAACAAGTTTGTAAGCATCCACAAGATGAAGACCGGAACTCCTGACAGTGTCTATGACTCTCTGGAAGTTCTCCGTTTTGAAGACATCCTGCACACTCCCAAGCGAAGGATCTAAGTCCACAATCGCCTGCAAGTCTGCCTGCATCATTCTGTTTGCTTCAGCCTGTGTCTGCTGTTGGATTATCTGCTGTGCCTGTTGGACGGTCGGATTCATCGCAACCGCACGGTCAATCAGATTCGGATCTAAACCGGCTTTCTGTAATTGCTGTGCGTTCTGCTGACTCATCTGTGCCTGCATGGCTGACAGATATTCCTGTGCCGAACGAATCGGCTGCCCGGTCATCGGGTTTTTGTACTGACCGAACATTGCAGCAAACTGGTTATCAAGTTGTTCCCTTGCCTGCCTTTCGGCTCTCGTCTGCTGCTCTGCGGCTCTTCTCGCAGCCGCATACTTCGAATCTTCTTCTGTTGTCTGCCGGGGAGCGGCTTCGGCTTCTGCGCTCTGTTCTCCTTGAGAATCTTCAACAACTTCAGCAGATTCAGTTGCTTCCCCTGCGGTCGGTTCAGCGGCTTCCGACATTTCTACGCTTGTGACTTCTTCGGGCATTAATAACCTCCTGGGATTTCTTCGCTATTCCCTTGCGCATAAAAAATGGAGAGCTATTCGCTCTCCGTTTGTGTGTCCTCTGCCTTATAGCAGATTGTATGTACTGACTTACCGTAGTTGGAACATTGTCTGCTCCGGCAAGTTAATACCATCTTTATCTGTCCATCCTCTTCTTTTCTCTCGCGGATGGACATCTCCGTTTTACATCGGGGGCATTTCACCGCCGCCTCCCATCTACTGCATCGCAGCCTGCTGCATCATCATCTGTTCCTGTTCCTGTTGTTTGGACAGCCTCTCTTCGATGATGTTAAGTGCCATACCGGCATTCGGATAACCCATCGCCTTCATGAAGGTCCAGTAGGTTCTTAGAGTCTCCATATCGCCTAAAGGACCGAACGCCTGACTCTGAAGCTTCATATCCGTCTGGTTCCACATTGCTTCCCTGTTCGCCATCAGTGTGGAAGTAGGGTCCGTCTCGAAGATGAATTCATCGTCCCAGTAGAACTCACCGGCTTTATCAAGCCTTAAGAAGTCATGCCGGTTCATCTGCTCAAACGATGTTTTGCCTTCTGCATCCGTGGTGGATATCTCTGCGGTTTGGTCAGAATATGCAAGCCAGTACTTGAACATGATCTCGTAGAGCTTTGCATACGCCTCATTCTTCATGACACGCTTAGACTCTAATCGACCAGCGGCCTGATTGATAGCGTACTGTCTCGCAGAACCTGAGACTTCAGAAGCACTAAATCTGCCCTGGTATGCATCAGTGACACCGAGCATATTTTTTGCCCACTGATAATTGACTTCCTGATAGTTGAGGTCATTCTGTACGTTCGGCTGCACGTTGATAACATCAATAGCAGCTTTCTCAGCCGGATTGTCAATCTCAATGATCTTCAGCTCTTCATCTGTGGTTTTGACCTTCTTTCCCTTCGGGAGAGTGACATAAGAGCCGCCTTTTAAGAGCTTCTCGTTTATCTTTGTGCCGAGTTTCTTTATCGTGTCCTGTTGGTCGATAATAGGAGCGACATCGGAACCGCCCAAAAACCTGTCATTTTCCGTGATGTTCTTACGAAGAACTATCGGATACACATTAGGCTTGTAGTACGGAACCTTCTTCTTCGTCTTCTTGATCTGCATCTCCTGTCCGTTCATGATGGGCATACCGTTCTCGTCCAACATCGGAACAGGGACTCCGTTTTCATCAAGGACCGGCTCTTCCGGGGGAGGGAGCATACCGCCAAAATCGCTCTTTATCTCGATAGCGTCTATCAGTTCTTCGTATTCTTCCGGTAATTTCTTCGATTTCTTAGATCCGCACTCAGGACAGACACCGTTTTTCATCACTGTGCCGCATTTTGCGCATCTATCAAGGTATCTGGACTGATAATCCTCCATATCCAGAAGTTCAATGCGGTCACACCAGATATAAACGCCTATACCGCCCTTGTCATTGTGGTAATAAGCGGTATTTACGGTCACAAGGTCCGTATTTGTGGTGCCGGAAGTATACTCTGTCTCGTCATTTTCCGCATCAGAGACATCTTCGCCGTACACTCTCTTCACCATTTTCTTCGTCATCAGCTCCTGGATGAAGAAATAGTCCATATTATCCAGTTCTGTGACTCCCGGCTGCGGTATTAATTTCTTCGGATGCACCTCAGTGATCCGCAAATCACCGATTTCAGAGTGCAATCCACGGTTTACATCCCACTGTACATGGAAAAAATCACCGCCAAAGATGGTAGTATTCCTCTCCATGACATCATTCGTGGTAATAAGATTACATTGGCGTATCTTGTTCTCCAGATAATGCTCGATTTTATGCGCCAGTTCCTCATCATCAGCGTGTAATGGACGCACTTTCGGCATAGGAATGGAAGAATCCACTTCCGTCTCTAAAAGTTCGTACACAATGTTCCTGACATTGGTCGCAACCTTAGAAGGAGCTTTGGAGATATTAGGATTCGGCTGCATTGTCCGTGTTCCGGCATAGTATTCAGCGTATAATTTCATCTTTTTACGCTGTGAGCCGTACTGGTCCTTTGCATCCTCCAGTTTCTTTTTCCATTCCTTCAGCTTTGCAGGCTCTTCAATCATCTTTTTCATCTTTGAAAACCATTTCATGCAGGCTCGCCCCACTTCTTTATGAGCAGCAACTTGTCGCTTTCGGAAGCGTTATCGTAGTCTTCCCACTGGTCCGCTCTCCACTTCACTTTCTTACTGTTTAAGAGCGTGTCAGCGTTCTGTAACCAGTAAATGCAGTAATATCTCAGCGCATCAGGACTATGCGTTAAGTCATGCGGCTTGTTCGCGTATATATTCGGCCTGTTCTCGTCCCTCTGGATCTTCTTAAGGCACTTTAAAAGAATAGGTGCGCAGTTATTCCAGATACTTAACTGGCCCTTCGCAAGCATCGTCTTAATCGCCGCACAACCGGCAGCAATGTCATTGTTGACCTTCGTTAACTGGAGTCCTTCTTCACCGAATATCAACGCCCTGGATTTACCTGTCTCCTGTCCTCTATTCCACAAGTCAGGAGGAGCCAGGTATAACACAGGCTTTTTCCAGTCATCTTCAAATAGTCTATTAGTGATACTGATTATCTTCTCAGCTGCGACCGGAATACTTAGGTTCGGTTCACAGTGTTCATAAATGATTTGACTGTTTCCGAATGCGTCTCTCTGGATCCAGTAGGCGGCCAACATATCCAGTCCATAGTCCATGACAAAGTAGTTGACCGTGTTCCCGGAAAGTCTCTCATTCTTTATTAAGGCATCCGTGACCTCTGGGAAGAATGCGCCTCCGGGAATCGTTAAGGCTTCTTCCACTGTAGCCGGATACTCAGCTGTCATTAAGACAGGATCGCTTAAGTTAGCTTTCGTGTCTTCATACCACTTATCATCCCTTGAAGGGTCCGCATACCAGGGAATGAAGACTTTCGTGTAACTATTGGACTCGGAAGTGAACAGTTCCTCGAAGAGTGAACCTCGCTTAATCGAACTGATGCCGATTATTTGTCCCGAAGTCGCTCTATTGATAGTCGCGTAAGCAGAGCCGTAAATTTCTCTGTCGAATTGCTGAAATGCCCATTCATCAAATAACAGTACATCCGCTGTGAATGAACGCCCGGCGTTCGGACTCGAAGGAAAGCATTCAAACTTACTGTCAGGTCCGTCTGGATGGTGGATAGTACAACTCAAGGCATTAGACTCAAACCACAGTCCTTTCCATCCGTATGTGCCTTTTGGTGCGATCAGTTCCGGCATATATGCGAATATCACATACGCGATCCTTCGTATCAGTTCCTTCGCTTTATCCTCATTCTCGGAAATACCAATCGCTGTCCTTCCGGGATTCAGCATTACCCATGCGATGTAATGAAGAGCCAACCATGTGAACCCTAACTGTCTTGCCTTAAGAACAATAACTCTCCTGTCTGTCTCAAAGGTTTTAAGAGTCTTTCGCTGCGCATCCCACATCGTGAATGGGATTATCACTTCGGCACTCTCCTTGTTCTCAATGTGTCCGTAGTTCAGCACAAAGTATTCAAGGTGGTCCCTACAGTATTCAAGTTCTTTCTTCCGCAGCTCCTCTACCATATCTGCTCCGTTATCATGTTTAAGGTCTTCTGAGGGTCTTTATGGCTTCTCTTACAAGCGGCTATGAAGTCCTTTACATCCAGTTCACAGGTTCCCACCAGTCTTCCATCGTAAGTGAGCGAGCCATCCTCAAGACCTTCGCTCAAGGCTTCTACAAGCTCCCTGGCTCTTCCGTATTCCTCTAATGTCTCTCGTACTCCGAACGGTACGCGAATTGTTAGGACTTCAGTCATATCTCATTGAGTCCGTTTGCCACGGACACTGTATACACTTGTTTTTGAGAAAAAAATTTCGGGGCGGGTATATTATGCGTGGGGAGCAACGGCTCTCATGCATGGGGGATACCTGGGGGTGGGGGTAGGGGGGTATGGGGGTATCTGAAATCTGAATCTCAGCAGCTGATCTATGGAAAACCGGCGAGAAAATAGCACCGCCGGAGAATATAGCGAAAATTTTTTACCCCTCTATATACACAATAGCCGTATACACCGCATGGCTGACAGCATTCTAAGGAATACAATCAGCCATTAGGCAGCAGGTGTATACAGGTTTAAGAGGGAAAAAGAGAGGAACTATTCGCTAAATACGGCTTTCGCGCACAGTTTGGACAAATACACAACAAGGTGTATACACGCATAAACACTGGGTTTTCTGCAAATACAATCGTATTTTTTAAGTAGGTGTATACACCCTCTGCCTGCTGCCGGTTCACTCATTGTGCATATTGTCTAAGCGTTTCTGTATCTTATCAATTAGAGATTTATCGGCTTCAGTGATGATATTTCCGCTGATCTCTTGCCTGTCTACTGGCTTCTCTCCGGCTGTGTCTCGTAGATACTCCTGCGCTTTGATGTTGCCTTTTGCCGCCTGCATCACAGCAGCGGCGGTTATTGCGTCCAGTTGTGTCGCGTCCTTATTTAGTCCAAATTTGGCTATATCTTCAGGAGTTGCCGGTCTTCTCAGCATTATATCTATAGTTTCAGCAAAGGACCGTCTCTGCCTCAGCTGTGCTTGCAGAGCCTTGCCGCCTTGTGAACGTACTTCGTTATTCAGTGCTTGAAGTCTTCCACCGTAATAGGCTGTATAGGTTGCGCTTTCATTCACTGTGCCATCTGGTAGACAGTTCATGTACTTATCAAAGACAGCATCAGGAAGAATATAAAAGCCTTTTTCATTCTTCGGGAATTGCTCAATATTTAGTTCTTCAAGCATTCTCTGCTTCTCTTCTGGTGTTATCTTTGCCATAGTCTCACCAACAAATAAAAAATACTCTTTTCTTTGCTTCTTTCTTTTCTGCTTCGGGCTTCACCCTCTGCGCCGGATCTCTCCGGGGAGCGTCTGCAAGCCTTGCCGCCTCCGCTCCTGGGATTTACTCCGGCGGTTTCTGTCACCAGATCGGCGCGCCGGTCCGGGACTGCTCACTTAGAAATAACTCTTCTCTTCGTCTTGTCACCTGTTTTAGCTCTCAGGACTGCGGCATGCTGCCGGAGTTCCGTTCTGGTTGTATCTTCCACAGTTTCTGTTTTGGAAGTCTTCGCCAGTCTTTCAAGGTGTCTCGCGGTCTTCTCGCGTTCGGCTGCGTTTGTTCCGGTTCCTAAACGTGCATTGTCTCCGCGCTTCTCTGCGACCTGGACAGTTCGTCCGCTCTTCAGTTTGGCTTCCGTGTTCGGATTCTTCACACGCTCCACAACTTTGTGCAGGCCTTTGTATTCCTTTTCATCGCTGTATCCTTTGGGCATTGTCTTTTTGTCCTCCTGGAATAGAAAAAGCGGAAAGCTTTTTATGCCTTCCGCTACTATTTGACATTATCATTTTACTATAAAAACAGCGTAAAATCAAGTTTTATTGCTTGTTTCCTGTATTTCTATAGATCTCTTGTAAATACTATTTTGCTACTATTCTTTTATTTCTCTGTGCGTACTGCGCACTATGCACATTGCACAATTTCAGCTGCTCAACTTTGTGCAACTTCCCATATTGACGTATTGCGCACTACGGCGTTAAGATTGAACCATCAAAACAAAGCACCGCCACACCGGCAGAAAGGATAAAACACCATGACAAACGCAGAAATCATCTTCAAGGCAGAACAGGCACTCGCAGAGGCAGGCAAAATCAGATACACCGGAAGAGTGATCGGAACCGTAACAGATAACGAAGGCAACGTAAGCCCTCTCAAAGAAACCGAAGCGATCCACACCTATAAGGAATGGCAGAACCTCGGAATGCAAGTTCAGAAAGGTCAGAAGGCCGTAGCAAAGTTCAAGATCTGGATGTACAACAGCAAGCCGAAGAAGCTCACGAAGGAAGAAGCCGACACCATCAATTCTTTAGTAGTAAACGCAGACGGCAGCAACTTCGCAGCAGAAGGCCAGACAATCACCACCGGCGGCAGATACTACATGAAAGAAGCTTCCTTCTTCGCAGCTTCCCAGGTCGCAGCAATAGCATAAAGTCGAAACCCCTTCGGGGGTCGCGGAAAAGATAGCAACTTACCGCCTGATGATGACAAGCTACCACACCAAAGAAAAGGAGAAAAACACCATGATGCGCAACGAATTTAAAACCACAGTTACCCTCAGAAGGATTGATATCTGCGATCTATTATTAGCTTGCACAGCATTAGCCAATGAACAGGAAAACGAAGATAACAAATGGGCAAAGCTTCACAGCCTCTTAGAATCTCAGCTAAAAGACCTGGACGAAGCCTTAGACCAGATAATCGAAGAACAGTAACCAAACACAGCCGATCCGGGGCGGCTGGTCCCCGGAAGAAAGGACACCATGACCAACATCAACATAGAAAAGCTTCTGGAATCGTGCGACACTCTCGAAAGACGCACAATCCGCGCAGAAGGTTGCTTGCACTCTTCGGTTCGCTGCTTCTCCGCTTGCATGAGAGCTTTTGATAATAAGCTGCCTGCGGAAGCTATCACGTTTCAAATCTTCTTCAACGCTCCAGTGATGAAGCCAGGAGAAGCCACCATTTACAGAGATGGTCACATAGAAATGCGGACCAAATAAAGAAAAGACCGGGAGAAAATCCCGGCTCTTTTTCATTTCTTCAGTTTTTCTTCTATCGCTTGCCGGATCCATTCTGACTTACTGATTCCGGCAGCTGTGGCAGCTTCTTCTATTTTCTCTTTCATTCCCTTTTCTAACAGACAGTTGATTCTTTCTGTATTCTGCTTTATCCATTCATACTGTCTTTTATTTCTCTTTACCGTATCAATAGCCATTCTCTTTATCCCTCCAGAAATATAACAGCGTTTCTGTATAACAGTATAGTCTATTCCGAGATACTGCGCACTATGCAAATTGCACAAAATCGTACTGCGTAATTTGTGAACTATTCCGGCATTGCATACTGCGCACTACGGCGTTAAGATTGAACCATCAAAACACCACACCACAGCCGAACAGGCAGAAAGGAAAAACACCATGACAAAGCTTACGAAGAAAGACCTCACCGCTCTCTACTACTCCTTCACACATTGCAGGCGCGGCTACTGCTGCTACCAGGAAGACAACAAGTCTAGATACGAACTCAGGGAGATCGGATACAACAGAGGCGTTTACGGATGGAACTGGACAGTATACGCAGATGACAAAACAGACACCCTCTACGTTGACAGCTACAGAAACGTTCCGGCCTGCGTAGTAAATAAATAAGTCCTCTGATGAGTCTTTGAAAATTAAGACGAAACCGGCGAAAAGCCGGTCGGGACAAACCACCACACCAAAGAAAGGAAAGCACCATGAAAGAAAACAGAGTAAGATACAGCTTAGAGGAAAGGCGCAAGGATCTTTACCTGATCCGCATGGACTACAAAGACGAGGACGGAAGAAAGCACAAAGCTTACGTTTACAGCAGCTATAAAGGCAATTACAAATGGACTATATCATTCGGGAACGCGAAGGAGTGCAGCAAAGCAACCGCAGAAAAGCACCTGGAAGCACTCAGAAAGGCAAGAAGAAATGAAACCAGAAAGAATCACTGAAATACTCCGGCAGCACTCGCAAGATTATAAAATCAAAGACGGACGCATTTACGGAATATCCTACTGGAAAGACCTAATCACCGGCGAAGAAGGAACAGAAGAAACGGACCTCACAGACTACAATACGAAACAGCTTTATCACTGGTTAGGATACTGAGAAGGAGAAAAAACAATGACGAACAGCACGAAAGAACTAAAAAAGATGATGGCCGAAGACCTCTGCAAGCTCAGCACAAAGACCGCAAACCTCTATATCGACAAATGGCTTAGAATCACACCAGAAACGGAAGCACAGAAAGAATATATAAACAGAGTTATCACAGCCGCCTTACAACTCGCCAACGCATAAGACAAAACCCCCGGAAGCATTCAAGCTCCGGGGATTTTTGCGTACAAAATTATTTTCTGGATCCGCTTTTCTATGGCTCTCTTTGTCTTGCTTGAGATTGATGCTATCTCTTTACTGGATACACCGTGTATAAAATGCGCTGTGGCTGTCCCTGAGAGCCTCGGAGACAGTGTGCTAATAGATTGCACTATCTCACGTTTAAAGCGGCTTGCAGCGTCTTCTAAGGCTTCTATTTCGCGCTCTGCGCTTCGTATGGTTATTATAGCTCTCTCGACTTTGGAATCATTGCCGGATTGCTGTATATCTCCACCGCTTCCAGGCGTTACCTTCTCCGCATTACTCCGCGCGTCTCTTTGGATCTCGCGCAGCTCCTCTATTCTGTCTATGCATACTCTGTATCTTTCAAGCCATTGTTTACGCTCTTCGTAGGTCATTGTTTTACTCCCCTGCTGCTCTAAAAACAACTATCATTGACGGAAAAGGCGCATTAATCTTTGATTCTCCAAACTTGATGCGACCTTTATGGAATCGTATCTCTGACCGGTGCAGAATATAATCATGAAAATACTTTGTGTCTGTTCTTGATGGTATCAGCATGACAACCACTGTATGTGGTTTGTGGGACTCTTCATAGCATTTTCGCACCCATTCATATATGCGGCTATATGGTGGATTACAGAAAACCTTACACCCCCCCCAATTTTGCAAAAGGCCGTTTGATTCCTTGTCGAAATACCGTTTGCACTTGTGGTTATCTTTTGTCGCGCATGGATCCAAATCAAAATGGAACTCATTGTCTAAGTCTCTGAACACCGCTTCCGGCGTTTCCCATTCATCCGACTTTTTGCTATAAATTACAGAGTTCATATACTCCCCCTGTCTGTCAGAGATTGTCGCTGATGCGTTTCTCATGTCAACTACTATCCACTCTTTGAATATCTGGCACACTTAGTGCGGTTCGGTTGAAACTCGTCATAATATGCGCAGTATTCAACGCTTTTGTTTTTCTTGAAGTGAAAACAGTTCCGGCAGCTGCTCTTTATCCGCTTTACGTTTCGCGTGTTTATAATGCGGCTCATTGCCGTGCCGGTCTTCATCCTTCCACCCTCTCAATCTCCATGTTCAAATCTTCCAGTTCACAGAGAAAAGCGCAGTTTGTACATAGATGCCACAAATGCGGCAGACCGCTTTCTTCGTCTACACCTTGCGGATCATCCAGGTATCTCATAAAATGCCGGAAAGCAGCGTCTCTATACCGTTCAATCTCCACCTTTCGCCAGTTCTCCGTACCACCGTTTGGATATTTGACAACACCGTAACCGCGCACAGCCGCAATATCCCAAACAATTCTTCTCGGAACCAATGTCAATCTCGGTTTTCCGCTGTCTGCTTTTGCTGTTTGGTCATACATATTTCCAGGACACTCCACCTGCTGTTTTCCAAAGTCCATTACACGCTCCCCATATATTTCCTTGTGTGATTCCTGTCTCTTTGCTTGCAATCGTGCAGCTGTTAAACTGCTTTTTGCTACCGTCTGGCCATTCTCCAACGCACGGCTTATATCTTGTTGTTACAGCTCTTGCCCTTGCCGTTCCGTAGTTGTTGTTATAGCCATACGAACACCATTCCAAGTTATCAACGTGATTATTTTCTTTGTCCTCATCCAGGTGATTTATGCATGGAAGCTCTTCTGGATTGTCTATAAATGCCGATGCAACAAGCCTATGCACCAAACACGTTTTGTATTTGCCATTTTTGCACAGAGTCACAAGGCGGTATCCATTTTTGGCTGTATTTTGCTTTCTGATCCGGCTGTCCGTCCCTTGCCGTTTATTGGTTCTTATATTGCCGAATGAGGATACTTCATAAAGTCCTTCATAGCCTTTAATGTCTTTCCATTCTTCCTTCATTCTCCTATCAACCTCTCTACAGCTTCTTTGCTCAATCTCCGTATAGCTTCATCCGTATCCATCACTACAGCGTCTTCGTCTAAATCTGCTGTCAGTCCTTCTGCATATCCGGCTTCAAACGCTTCCTGACAGATGTTCGCTATCCAGGTAAAGAGTTGCTCACTGTTCATCTTCTGGATCTTGCGCCGTTGTTCCCTTGTTATCATCGCCTTCCCTCGCTGCCGCACACATTGCGCCGATAAATAAGCCAAACCACCCACCGAGGACAAACGCTAATATATGTGTCATTCCGTCTCCCTCATATCTGCACCAAGTTTTTCAAATTCTTCTTTCTTTTCTGCTATATATTGTTCAATCGTTTCCAATATTCGCTCTGCAAGTTCTGGTGCTACCTGCATGCTTTCTGGCACACCGCCGTAGGCTGTTTCAATGCCAATTCTCTTGTATCTATTTACACGGAAAATCTTCCAATTCCGCTTACAGTGAGCAACGAAATTTTGCAAATGTACTATTTCGTCCTGAAGCTTTAGCCCTTTTTCTAAAACCTCTTCAGTCATTCTGTCCCCCTCTCATATCCGCGCCGCAGTTCGGGCAGTAGTTGCTTTTAACAGCCACATGGATGAAATTACCATCTGGTTCATCGAGAGCATATCTGCCGCACTCAGAACAGCAACAACCGCCGCCATTTTGGTCTATCCACTTACCCCGCATCCTCTGCGGTTCGACAGTCGGCGCGTCCTCTATGGCTGTGCAAGCGTCCTCAAAGTCTCCACCCCTCTTGCATTGTCTGTATGCTCTGCTGTACCATGCACATTTCACACAATCCATATCTGTAATTCCAAGCGTCTTCATCAGCGCATCCGCATCAATTAGTCTCATTCTGTTCTCCTGTTCCATGCTTTTATTGCATCCTCTTTTGACGCAAATCCAAACATTACCAGTCTTGCTTTTTTGAATTCTTTTTCTCCAAGCTTATGTACAGGGTCATCAATTCGCGCCCTCGGGCATCCCACCGACCAACCAAACTCAAAGCCGTCAACAATATCATGTGCCACAAAAGCTTTGCTCCCGCAGAGCGGACACGGTTTTAGTTCAGTCATCCTGTCTCCTCTCTCAGCACGCCACTTCCCATCCCTTGTCAATTCCCTTGCACGGACAGACCGATGTAAATGGTGACAATCCTCTGCCACAAACTGGGCATATCCATCCAACCATCTTGGGCGGGTTTGCTGTTTCCGAATACAATATGCCTGTAGTCTGCTGATTCATCATAGCGATAGCGTCTGCGGTATATCCGTCTATTATCATTCCTGTCCCCCTTTCCACGGTTGCGGCATCTCTGCTGACCAAATCGTGCGTTGCCGTGCGTTGGTTATCGCACGAATGCGTTTCAACGCGTTGGTTATCTCACGAGTGCGTTTCCGTGCATTTGAGTTCTTTTTGAGTTCCACTCATATTTCCACTCGAATCCGCATCCTGTCTCCTCTCCGCAAAGCCGCAGAACATATCTTCATTTGTTCCACCTGCCCACGCATCGCAAAAGTTATAATCAAAATCTTCGGTTAATGGATCGAAGTATTTGCAATCCTTGCACCGTATGATTTCTGGCTGTGCGGATGGCAGTCCTTTGACCCCGTAATACACATCGCTTATTGCGCCGCGATAATAGGCATATGCACTATTAAACAGCGTGGCGCGCCCAGATGCCTTTTTTGTCAATTCTTTCAGCATATCGTTGACTGCCTGTCTGCTGATTGTGTCATTTTCTGAGGACATTTCTGTCCTTACCTCTGGCTGTGCGGATGGTAGCCAATCAATTTCGGCAACCGGAACCACGTATTCGTGTCGTTCTTCTGAGTACACCTTTTTGTTTTTCGCCGCCTGTCTGCTGATTAAGTCCATAGCGCACCTTTTACCTTTCTCGTGATTTCGTGGCAAGTTCTGACAAGGCTATCCTCATACGGTTCCATACAATCTCTGTACTCATCATCGACTTGCTTACAGACCTTTTCCTCTCTTCCCATCGCCGCCAAGAATATTCTCTGCTCCTTGTCGGTCAGCAGTTCTCGCTGTGCGGATGGCACATCTCGCAGTGACAATTCCGCAATCGGTCGGTATCTGTCTATATCCGTTGATGCGGCTGTGGGATTATCCATAAGTGCGGACTCCATAATCTGTTCTGCTAACGCGAGTATTGCCGCCTGTCTGCTAATTAAATCTGCTGATTCAAGATGTTCTTCTCTCTTCTCATTGATGTGGTCTATTACCGCCTGCCTGCTGATTAAGTCGTTATTCATCTCGTCTCTCCATAACTGCAATAGTCATCATGATTTGTCTCAACGTTAAGTCGATACTGTCCGTCATCATCCCAATATTCCCGGCGGCAGTATCCGAACAGTTTGTCTGAGAACGGATACCAGTCCTTGCAGTCCTTGCAACGTATCACGTTGACCAGATCCAGGTTCTCGTTCTGCTTTGGACTCTGTAAATCACTCATTATCTCTTCGTGGCTCATCTTTTGCCTCCGTGAAATTCGTGCTGCTATAAGGCTTGCGTTTAAATATCTCGTTTACCTTCGACACCTTCGGCACTCGCTTTGATGCGTCATGCGCATTTTTATAGCGCAAGTAAGACCGGTTACACTCTGCTTTGCTCACTTCAAGTCATCCCCCATAATCCTGGCAAACATTGCTTTGCAGTCCGCATGAATCTTCCGCACCTCGGAAAGTGCCTCCGGCAGCGTGTAATCTTTTTCTGACAGTTTATCGTGCTGAAGTGCTACCATTGCCGCATATAATGCCTTATCCAGTGTGGAGTAATAGCCGACAATACTTTTCGTTTCCTTGCCCTGGCTCTTCCCCTTCTCTGATACTCCAAACTTGACCAGAGAATAGTCATTTGCAGATACTTCGATTCCGTAATACTGGTTCAATCTAATCATTGCTCTCATACCTCAATTCCCATCGCCTCGCAGTATGCCAACGCTGCTTTCATTTTTCGGTATCTCTCGCGATCCTTCTTCCTCAGTTCCTCGCGATGCTTCTCCTTGTACCGTCTGTTTTGTTCCTTTACGTTTCCCTTTGGATTCGTTAGCGGCTTATCATACACACACTCCGGCAAAGGACAGTTTAAGCATCCGGTTTGTGGGCATTTCGCCATTTTTCCCTCCGTTTTGCGTTTATTTCTTCTCTGTGTTCCTCCCGGTATTTCCTGTTCTTCTCGATTATCCTTTCCCGATTAGCCTCATAGTATTTTTTGTGATGGAGCTTGCTCTGCTCGTTATACGCTTTTCTGTGTCTGTCTTTGCACTTTTTGTCTGTGATGCGCTTGCGTTCTTTGACCTCTGGCCGCCGCCGGTATTCCTTCAGCTGCTCCTTGTGTGTCTCGCGATACTTCCGGCAAGCCTTCCGGCTGATAATCAGCCTCTTGATGTGCTTTTCGCTTAAGTCTTCCGGCAAGTTCCCATATCTATCGACCAGGCACTCAGGATATGGACACTCAAGACAGTATTTAGGATTCTTGATCCCCTCGCATTTCATAAACCACCCTGTTCAGATACTCAGTTAATGATTCATCTCTCCTTGATGGTGTCTCCGTAGTGCGGAAGCGGAAGCCGC